AAATAATACTTTACCTGACACCATGCTTTTGCAAATTCATCTTCATTCATCAGGTCGGGNTCTAAACGAAGATGGCAGCGTATTAACGCCGCCATCCTGCCCGTAGGCGAACCATTTACAATATCTTCGTATTCAGCTATTTTTTTTTAAAGGCATTTTTGGCAACTTGTATCAATGTTATACATGCACTTGCCATAGACAGCTTGTAATCATCAACCGTGTAAATGCGTGAATCGCTCTCGCCCTCACCCTTTAATACCAATGCCGACCTTAACTCCTCCCCCGCCGTAAACATACCCACTGTGGCAATCTTATCCATAGCGTAAATCTTTTGGATATAGCTTGGATCTTTATAGAACCCTACAATCCTTTCCTTTGTTTCGGGGTCAATAGCTACATAAATATGCACCTTGCTTGCACCGTGTTTTTTTGCCAATTGCGCTGCGTGGGCTTCTAAGTCCAATGTCTCTTGCTCACTCAATACGCTATAATCAATATCAATTTTAGGTTGCGTATCTTCTACTGTTTTCTTTATTGCCATAATTTCTATTTAAGTATCTTGCCGATTATCAATGGGATTTTTGCCATTAATTTAGTGTCGCCTGTTTTTGCCTCGAACGGGTCTTCCAAAAATTCTGCCGCCTGTAAAATGTCGGTAGTCAAATTAGCTAAGCTGTCACCATAAGTAACGGTAATATCAAACCAAGGAATAGACAATGGGTCACGATTGGGAGATGCTGCAATAACTTTCTTCCATTCGTCCTGATACACCTCTATCGCACCATCATACTCTTTCTTTCCGTAACCACGGCTAACAGGTTCATATCCTGCACCGTAATTATTGGTCTTTTCTTGCTTTGAGGTGTATTTAATATCGGTGATACCAACAACGGGAACGCCGAACAAAACGAACTGGATACTTGCGTAGTTATAATTCACACCATTTATTAACGGGGTCATATCTTGTAAATTTATTTGTAACTAATTGGTATCTGAATATTCCTTGCAATTGCATCCTCATTCAATAATACCGTTATAACCAAAGTACTTGTACTTGTCACATTTTGCGTAGGGTCTATATAAACATCACTAGTAGATACTGTGCTTAAATCGCCGTCCCTATTCATTTGATAAAGTGGTGCAAGGCATTGATTTTGCAAGAAAGAAATAGTCGTTGTAGTCAACGTTCCGTCTGCGTTCTTTATTAGCCTACTTTTAAGGTAAGGTATCAAAGCAGTATAAATACCACGGGTAGCCTTGTCGATTACCCTATTGTCATTGATATAGGCGTAATCACTACTTGCACTAATGGCGGTGTGGTTATCCACAAAGAAAGTCCCACTGTAACCAATATATTGCTGTGCGAAAATGTGGCGTTTGTTATTTATTGCATCCAAAGCTGAATCGCTCAAAGCTGGAGCTGATAGCAACTGCCCATTTGCAAAAGCTGGAACGGCGTTTTCCGTGCCATCTGAAATATTGAACTTTGCAGGTTCGCCAAAATCTTCACTTACCGCACTCAATGAAAGCAATCCTAAAGCAATACCTAAGTGTGTGATTGATTTACCATAAGTAAGGTAAAGGAAATTACCCAAAGCGTTTCCGTCTTGACCTATAATTGAACTTACCTTGTTTGCGCTTAAAGTTGACAAATCATAAACAGTAGTAATGTCGCTAGTGCCTGATAGGTCTGCTGCGTACAATACGGATAGTGGCTTATGCTTGTTATCGTTGTATGTTACTACTTGCGTATTGATAGCCGTAAGGTCTGCGCTTGCCCATGCTGCGGCATCCTTATACACGCCCATTTGCCTGATTGTTCCGCCACTTGCAGTTTGCAAAAGTGTAATCTCTGCAAATGTGTAGGTAGAAGGAACTGGATAAAATCCAATCCATAAAACGCTATTGGGATTGCCACGGAAAAACTCACTTATATGGTAATGCCAAATCGCCTGTTTACTCGCTACCCCCGCACTTGCATTTTGGGTAAGTGTACCAGCAAAAGCACCAGTAGTGGTTACTGCGTTAGGTGTACCGCTGTTTGGAAATATACCCTGTGACTTAGGGAGCGTTACCGTTAATGTTGCCGTTGTAAATGAAGCGGTACAACCATGGATATTCGTTCCCGCATTGATAACGGCAGCCCATGCAGCCCCTTGTAAGGCTATGGTAGTATCGCTACTGCCAACAGTGTAAGTACCTAAGTTCAATATTGCACCTTGCGCACCTGTATAAATCCATGCTATTGTATCTCCAGTGTTGCCTTTTGTAGAAATCAAATAAGTAGCTGTGGCAGCAGTTGCATCGGCGTAGTTAGGAAGTATCCCCGCATTTTCAGCATCAACGATACTATAAAGTGCCTTTGTGTTGTTTGTTGTGGTAAAACCACTTGGCAAAGAACCCGTGTAAAGCAATAAGCCACTAATGTAGTCTTGTCCCGGTGCTACCCTCTTGCTTGCTCCTTGACCCTTTATGAAAACTATATCTGGTCTAGCCATTTTGTTTATTTTTAGTGGTAGCCTTTTTTACTACCTCTTTTTTTTCTTCGAATGTTCCACGTGAAACTTTTTCTCCACCGTAATGTGGGTGCAAGTGAAAATTTCCATCTGCTGTTACCCATATCTCGGTTACATGAGGCAACGCCTCAAATACTTTAGTAGTATCCATTTTATTGAACTGTTCGATTAGCCTCTACCCAATATGCACCATCAAAAACTAAATCTATTACCGCCCTCCCATTAGTAGATAGCGTGGCAGTTCCGGTTGTTTTCCAGTACGACCCGTAAAATTTAATCTTCGTTCCACTTGCGCCTGTTGCTATAATCTTAATATTGTCACCAGCGTAAGAAGAAACAATGCTTGGTTGTTTCAATGTAAAGCTATCAACCAAAGCAATAGGCAAAGTGGTTAACCATGCCCGTGGAGTAATGGATAGGCTGTCTGCGCCTGTTGCATCTGTCATGGTGTACCAGCGGTAAGTCAACACACGACCTGTATTATCTCCTGCCCTTGTTGTGTCAAAACGTGGACCCGTAGATTGTGCATTCGAAATGGTTGTTAGGCAAACCAATAAAGCCAATATTGAAAATACTTTTTTCATTTTTATAAATTTTAAACGTTAAAAGATGCTGCTGTCAATGTTGTAAACAAGAATATTTCTTGAGAGAACCCATATTGTACATCGTACTTCATTAACCCTTTAAGGAAGAATAACTCCGAATTAGCTTGTAATTTTTCAAGTTGTAAAGCGTTATCTTCAGTGCTGTTCATACCAATGTAAAGGTTAGAGCTAGTGTCGTCCAGTGATTCACAGAATAGTATTGTATTATCAGGTAAACCAGCAAGCGTTACTACTTCATAACCCTTCCAAGGCTTAACTCCTGCATCCATAGTGTTCAAACCTTTAAAGGTTGTACCCTGTGTTATTGCTGTTTGGTAGATTTGTTCAGTGTTTACCGACACTAAGAACTTCATCCTTTTAAATCGGCTTGAACGGCTTATCAATGCCTTCTTATTGGTTGCTGCACTTGAAATCAAAGCGTCTAAAGCGTCTAAGATGTTGTAAACACTTCCACTTGTAGCGGCTGCGCTTAACGGCAATGGATTAGCTATTTGATAAACAGAGCTATCGTTTACCATTTTCTTTAAGAACCCGTCAAAGAATTTCAATTGACCGTTACCAGCACTACCAATAGGAGCGGTGTAAGATGTTGAACCCATCCACAACATTGTTTCTACTTGCTCAAATGCACGGTTAAGCGCAATCTGCATCATGTATGTTTCGGCTGTCACTGGCAACTCACGAGCAAGCAACGTACGGCTCAATTGTTCTGCTAAAAAGTTAGCTTCGAAATTACGAGGGTTGAACTCGGTGTACAGCATAATATCTTGTGGTGTCAATACACGACCGTCAATTGTGAACGTTCCGCTGGATGTAGGCGTTGCTGCCCTTTCTTGCAATGGATTAGAGAAATCCATACGGTCAATCGTATGTTGTTTCTTAATGCCATCTTGAACGTAAACCACTCCCTTTTCTACGGTATCCATACCGAAGGTTGCGGGCAACCAGAAATACGATGCGTATGTGCCGGAGTACGATACGTCTTGAATATTTAATGCCATTTTATTTTGTTTTAAAGTTTACTGAAATTAGATTTTACCTTCTCTTTTTAGTTTGTTTTTAACTGCCAGCCCTTGTGCGGTTGTGGGCAATTCACCTTCTTTCAAAGTGTTTACCACATCAGTAATGACTGGTGCTTTTACATTCAAAGGCAAAGCCTCTATAATGTTTTTCACACGGTCAAAACCCAACTCTTTTGCAGTGTTGCACCATTCAAGCACCACGGTAGCCTCATTCTTGATACGACCGATTTTTGCGTAACCCTCAATCATGTTCTTTACCCTTTCGCCTTCTGCTTTTTCCTCTGCGGCAAGTTTGTCTTTGGTCATAGCGTCCAACTTAGCCTTGCAGTCTTCATACTCGGCTTGGTTTTTTTCTTTGTCCTCAAGCAATTTCTTGATTTTGGTTTTCAAAGCGTCCATTTCTTCCATGTCGGCATCGGCTTTTACTTTAGCCTTGTTTTCTACCTCTACGGCTTTTTCCTCGGCTACCTTAGCCCTGTTTTCGATGGCATCAATAGCAGCTACTATATCCTCCTGACGGGCTGCGTCATTCAGCTTTAAGCGCATTGTAATTTTTGTTAACTCGCTCATTTTATTTGTATTTGTGTTTAGAAAAGTGTTTACTACTTTGTTGCATTCCTTGTGAAATTGTAAGCTATCCGAAATTTTTTGTAAATACTTAGTGTTTAACTTTACACTGCTTTCTATCGAATCGCACAACTTCATTTCCAAAGCCTCCGGTGCAGTTATGAATGTCTCACGGTTCATCATCTTGTTAACCGAACCTTCATCCATCCCGGAACGCTTTTCAATCATTGTGACGATGCTTGTTTTCATCGTCTTTATGATGTCGCCGTTTTCGCTTCCAAATGGGTTGTGGTACATCAACCATGCGTAATCAGCCATTATCCTTTTGCGCCCTGCTTGGAATATGACACCAGCTATCGAGGCTGCACAACCCACACAATATGTATCCACGGGTGTATTGGATTTTAAAATAGCGTTGTAGATGTTGTACCCATCCGTTACTACGCCTCCGGGGCTGTTAATCCAAATCTGTATGCGTTTCTTGCCTAAAGTATCCAGTTGCAAAAGTTCCTGTTGAAACAAAGAGCCGTTTATCCCTTGCCCGTCTGTATCATCCATACCAATATGCGTATTCAGCAACATGATAGGCTCGTCAACTGTCGGGTCAATACAATAAATCATGTGGTAAAATTACGTATGGCAATATGGGTAATTAAGTAAAGGGTTATATGTGGGTTGGAATAATTTGTGGCATAAAAAAAGGGCTATGCGTAGAAACGCCACCCATTTCACATAAAAACTATGAAAAAAAAACTACCTACCCTCTATTTCTATTTAGTAAATTATTTTTTTGGTCTAACGGCATAGCGTCATAATGCTTCTTTACGGCTGCTGCAATTATCCCACTTTTACTATCGCCCGTATAATCTTTTTCTGCTTCCACGAGTCGATGATACAATGGCGGTAAATACACCTTCTCCCCTCGTTCCTGTGGACTTAATTTATTGTTTTCGTTTGCCATATTATTGATATTGCCAAATTTGAAAAGAAACGTTAGGATATTGCTTTCCGCTATTTGCAATTAAAGGAATGATAAAAGAATTGTTACTTATCGAAATAACGCCATTTGCGTAAGTTGTTTCATTTGAAATATCACTACCTTGAAGGGTCACAAAATAATTGCTATTTCCGATTCCGTGGCTTACAGTATAAGAATTTTCACCGCCAGTTGTTCCGCTTGTTACGGTAACACTTCCAGCAAGACCAAGTCCAGATGTAGGAAACAACTGAGAAGCTTTTGGAGTGTTTGCATTATTTATATTCCCAGCATAAATACACTTCACCCCTACCGCTGCATCAACATATCCCTTGTTTGCAGGGTCAGTTGATAGCGATGGCGTAAAAGCTGTTGTGCCTCCTTTCAATAATACCTGTGACGGCTGTACTAAACTAACATTTACAAAATTAGAATAATCACTTATACCGCTCCCACTTGTACCCAACCCGATTGATATTGTCCTTATGTTATGAATGTTGCCCGTTGTGGAATCACTGTAAGTAACAGGGTCGGCATTAACCGTGTATTGTGCTGTTACTATATTGGCTACGGGGACGTTTCCGCTTGCTGTCAACGAAACTGCGGGTACACTGAAAACTTCACCATTGTAAAATATTGCACCGGCACCGATGATATAGTTTGAGCCGCTGCCTGTATTCACGCAACCCCAAAGGACATAGGCAACGGATGCGCTATAAGTATTTCCCAATCCCTGAATGATAGATTGCGCCAAATTATTCAACTGCTCCTTGTAGGCATCCTGTAAAAACTGCAACGTCCCTTGTTTTGGGAAGAATTGTTTGCTATCTGTTATTGCCGAAACGTCTAATATCCTCATTGCTATAATTTTTTAATATGTTGAAATTGTAAAGTTGATACTTGCTGCTGCATATTGCCCAACAAAGCTGCTAACTATTGCTACATAATTAGATCCCAAAGCCGTTGCTAATGCTGTAGGTATGTTTACCGTAAAATTGTTTATATAAACAAACGGTGTCAAACCGCCAATGCTTGCACTTGCCCCACTTGCCCCAACGCTACTACTGCCTAATTCCGTACTACCTACCCTAAAGCCCGTTAATGTAGCTGCAACGTTGGTTATGTAAATGTCGCTAGGTGTTGGATTAACGGGGTCATTGGGCTGCCTAAATGTAGTGCCAAATTCCTTATTGCAAGCATATTCAAGTATAAGTTTGTTGCCATTATACAACGCCCTTTCCTTCACGCCTATGAAATTATTTTGTATCAATATCCAATTGCTCGTCGTTGGTGCATCAGTATTGTTATCAATCAAACTGCTGTAAACTTGTTTGTTGTAAATAACTTCGTCTTGATAGTTGTAAGTACCTGGAGCGTATGCTGGAGCGGAACTGCCTACATAATACGAATTAAACAGTAAATCATGCGCCCATTGCAATGGCGACAATAAGGCTGTGAGAATGGCAATCGTATTATTAAACCGCTTATCAGGCGGCAACAATATTTTCGCTTGCTTCGATATGTCTAAGTCGTAAAAACTCATTATTGCGGAATAAAGTTTAGAGAATCAGCGAATGTTTTCCCGGTTGTTGTCTCCTGTACCGTATAACCCGCAATAGGCAGCCATTGCCTACTTAGTAGCGTTTGATTCAAAACAAGGTTTACACTTGCGCTGAAAACTGCACTGTCGGGTCTTGCGGAAACATTCAACAATACCACGTCATTGACCCCAGTGACACTTCTTATGGTACTCTCAATATCACTAATCTTTACAGCCCCGTTTGTTGAAAGATTAGTAGTTAAATTTGTTGTTGCAATATTCTGCAAGAAGGTATTAAGGGCTGCAATAACATTAGCCTGTATTACCGCCGAGTATTGACCTTTATAGTAAATATTTGCATTGATATAAATCTTGTCGCTGTTTAAAGAAACAACCGTGTATTTTATTCCAGCCGCCCCAAACTCATTGACATATCCCTGAGCCGCTGAAAGTTCCCCGCTTGCCAATGCTACAAATGGATTACCTTTTGCGACTTTTATAACTACTTCATTACTTACGCTGCTAGTAACGCTGCACCCTGTAATTATTTGCAGGGTGGCATCAATCACTGGGTATTGAATAACGGTGTTTATCAATTGCAGTATTTGCGGATTTGTGGACGAGTATTGAAACAGAAACATCTTTAACTGCAACCATGTAGCCGAAGGTGCAGCGGCTTGGCTTACCGTTGTTTCGATTGATAGTTGCAACACATCCATTAATTGTTCTATGAAAGCGGCACAAACGGCAAATGTGTTACACAACGCCCTAAGGATACTGCGTTTGCTCCATTGGGTAGTATCCAAAGTAATCCCTACCGCTGCAAGGTTTGCAACGAGTTGTGTTTGTATTTGAGTTTGTATTGTTGCTACACTTCGTGCCATTACTTAATTATTTTACATCGTGTGAAAATACGAGCGTTTTGTTTACGCTATCAATATTGTAAATCTGTTTGTAATAAGGCTGTTGTTGTCTATAAGCCATGATTACCTTATTTGTTTTTGCGTATTCATCAATTGTAATATCGCCTCCTTCTTGCAGTTTGGTTTTTTCAAATACCTCACCGTCTATTGCGCCTCCAATTGCTATATAACTTTGCATTTTATTCTAATTTGTGGGTATTATAAAGTAACTTGTATCTGGAATATTCGCTGCGCTTTCACCAATAGTTGCCGTTATCTGTGTATCCATATTTGGATTAGGCGTATCATCAAACTGCCCTGCATCAGTATCGTAACCACTGCCTTTGCTGTCGGTAAAATTACAAACAAAATCCAATATGTAGTGATAAATATTTTTGTGTGAATAATCCTGCGTTTCGCTTACGCATACCATCGCACCGCAAGCTGTTGGGCAAAATAGCGATAGCCCCGGATTAACGGGGTTGTTGTGATTTGCAAGTATCATATCCCGTAAGTCGAATATTCCTAAATCTTGCTCCATCGTTCCATCTTGGTTATAGAAGTCGTGTATAAGATGGATACGAAAACCCAAGTCGGCTGACCTAAAACCTAATCCAATGGCTTCGTATTGTGCAGGGCTAACCACTTCCACAAATGCGGCTGGTCGTGGGAATACATCCCCACTGCCATCATCCATGTATTGCAGTTGGTTGTTCCATACACGGGAGTATAAGTTACCAACTTGATTATCCATGTTTGTCACTTGGATAGCAGCAAGTTGCGCCAATACATCCTGCAAAGGTTGTTTGATTCCTGCCATGTTACTTAAATATCCTTTTAGTTATTTCCTTAATCTTAGCCAATTGCATTTCTGTCAATTGCGCCGTTTGTCCTACGAATTGTCTTTTTGGCAAATGTCCGCCGCCTTCATTATTGTATTTGGCATAATCCAAATCTACCACCATCCTTAACTTACTAGTACCACCGCCACCGCTTGTTGTTATCTGCGCCGTGTCTGCCATGCTACTTACCGCCCTTCGCAACGTGCCGCCCCTTATCTTAAATCCCGCACCAACCAATATCGGCGAAGTACGCCGTTGTAGCCCTTTAGTCTTAGGATAAAGATATGCAGGGTATTGTTTTGATTCGCAGAATAGTATTGTATTATCAGGTAAACCAGCAAGCGTTACTACTTCATAACCCTTCCAAGGCTTAACTCCTGCATCCATCGTATTCAAGCCTTTAAAGGTTGTCCCTTGCGTAATCGCTGTTTGATAGATTTGTTCTGTATTAACGGAAACCAAGAACTTCATCCTTTTAAAACGACTTGAACGGCTTATCAATGCCTTATTATTAGTGGCTGCACTTGAAATCAAAGCATCCAAAGCGTCTAATATGTTGTAAACACTTCCACTTGTAGCGGCTGCACTTAAAGGCAATGGGTTGGCAATCTGATAAAC